TGACCCCAGCGCGCCTGGCCAGCTCCTCCCCAGTGAAGCCTGCTGCCTTGCGCAGCTCGCGGAATCTCTTTCGGCTGAATGCGGACATGGCTGTGCCACTCCTGCCCATCAGTTGCGCCCAGCTATGTCAGCCCTGGCTGCGCTGGCCAGCTCAGCCAGGGTGCGCCCCAGCGCACCAGCGATGGCCACCAGCTCAGCGTCACCTAGATGCGGGCAGTGCTCCAGCGTGATGTGCAGCATGGGGCCACCATCGGGCGCCGTGCGCAGGTGCGCAAACACGCTGAACAGTGGGTCTGTAGATGTCGAATGATCATGGTCGCACCGTTCTGCCGTCATCGGATAGGTTCCCCGTTTGGCTGTGGTCCCGCACTTGCGACGCCTTGTCGTACCGTGGACGCTAATGCCCGCTTAGCCCAGAGGCCAAGCTGGGCATATGGGTTGCTGTGCCTACACTCTTAGTGTGCGCACCCCCATCAGAAGTGTTCGGATTGATGACTCTGTATGGACAGCTGCGGCTGGGGTTGCGGCCAGCCGTGGCGAATCTCTGTCGGTAGTGATCCGGCGCAGCCTGCAGCGATACACAACGCGTCACACCCCATCGACACCGCGCCCTAGTGTGCCTGTCGATACATCACCCACACAGTCCAGCGCGCCTGAGCCTGAGCTGCCGTTCTACCTACGGAGCGACTAGGACTACTGAGAGGCGCCAGGTGCCTGGGTTGCGGTAGCGCCTGGTGATGCCCCTGCAGTAGCTGCAGCTGGGCTCAGCATCCTTGGTGCGCGCCCTGGTGTCGATGCCGTGAGCGCAGTAGGTGAACTCACCGGGCAGACAGGGCGCGTAGCGCCTGTCCCCCTCACAGGCAGGCTCTGGGCTGCCGTGCGCGCAGTAGCGCGTCAGCGCGTCAGCGCGCCAACCATCCAAGGTGATCATGGGTTTACCTTCCGAAATGATCATGAGCGAAGCCTCGCGTTACTTACGTGACCCACATAGTTCTTTGTTCGTTGGTAATCCTCTTATTCCTATGGAGGTACCTCAGGTACCCAAAGGGAGGTACCTCAGGTACCGCAAAGTAGGTACCTCAGGTACCTCCTAACCAGGGCAGTGACTGAGGCGCAGCCGCTGGCATGGCGTTGACCATCCAGCGCGTGCTGTGTGCCTTGGTGCCCAGGCTGTCCAGCTCGATGGCGCCAGCGGCCACCAGCTTGGCTCTGAGCTTGCGCAGGAAGCGCGCGCTGGTCCGATTCAGCGGGTAGCCCATCGCGCTGGCCTGCATCTCCCAGCTGCCCCAGTACAGGCACGCTGGCACGTCGTCACGGCCAGGAGGGTCCAGCGCTGTGACGGCCATGTGGACCAGCAGCATGCGGGGCGCTGGGTTCAGGCGCCCCCAGCTGGTCATCACAGCCACCACGTTGCTGGCGCCCATCAGAACAGGCGCCCCTGCTCCAGCTCACCCAGGCCAGCGCGCGCCACAGCCAGGCAGCCTGCGCATATCCAGCGCCCCTGTGAGCGCATCAGGGCGATCTGATTGGCCCCGCCTTGGGCGCGCACCACCCGCCAGCCCTTGACTGCCTCAGCCACTCCTGTTGTGCGCGTGTCTATCTCGACACGGCAGCCACAGCAGCTAACCCTGGCCATCAGGCTGCGCATCCTGGGCCACCAGCTGCGCATGTACTTCAAACCATCTGGACCTGGCTTCATCCACCAGGGCTGGCACGTTGTTCTGGTCGGCGCGCTGCCCCACAGCAGCGATGACCTCCAGGTCCAGCGCCTGCACAGCGGCATCCAGCGCCCCGGTCAGCTCATCCAGCAGGTCCAGCCGCGCCTTGCCAGCCAGCGTGGCGCTGTCGCTGTCTTGCTCCGCCTGCAGCTGCTGGCGCTCCTGCTGCACCTTGCTGGGGGTTGGGTCGTCTGTCCTGGGGGGGTGCTCAGAAGGCGCTGAGGGCGCCTTCGCCGTTTCCTGGGGGCCATCACCCTGCCCATGGGGCGCTGGGGACGCTACGGAGGCGCTGGCCTGCTCCACCACAGCCATGAGCGCGTCGGAGGGGCTGCCGTCACCCAGCTCCTCAGGCACGTAGCTGACCCCAGCCAGGACATCCGCACAGGCCTGACGTGCGCAGGCGCTGGTGGCCCTGGCCAGCAGCATGGCCTGGGGGTACTTCACCCAGTTGCTGTCTGGCTTGACCAGCTTGGCCGCGCGCGCATCGTCCATGGTGAAGGTGGCTGTGTAGGTAAAGTCAGGGTCATCCTTGCGAACGATGGCGCAGCTGGCTGACTGCCTGTCGCCAGTGATCCTGATGCGGTGCCCAGCGCGCCGAATGAGCGCCTGCATCAGCTCTGCCGACATGGACGGGCGCCCGTCGATGACATGCACGCTGGTGAGCACCGTGGCCACTGGCAGCCCCAGCGCGCGCCCGTATTCCATGGCCAGCAGCACGTTGCCTGGCTGGTCCCGGTAGGCCTTGGGCAGCAGCCCAGCTGTGGACAGCGCCTGCGCAAAGCGCCAGGCCTCCTGGCCACTGGCCCTGGCCAGCTCTGCAGTGTCCCTGGCCCTTGCAATGGCAGTGCTCATGACTCCAGCTCCTCCAGAATTGTTGCGCCCGTGCGTATCTCACGCCACAGCGCGTCAGCGTTGTCCTTGTCCGGTATCACCCGCAGCTGCCCCTGTGTGTTCAGGATGCGCACCCCAGCAGGGGCATCCTCAGCGACCTCGCCACCTGGACCGATGGCCACTCCAGCTGCCTCGCTCATCTCCAGCACCTTCGCCTGGAAGGCCTCGCGCACCGCCATGGCAGGCATCGGGGGGAGGTAGACCTCTGATGGGTAGCGCCTGGCCACCCAGGCAGCAAAGGCCTTGGGGTCACCCACCTGTGCCCTGACCCCAGTCACCGTGCGCAGCACCGTGCCCGCTGGGCTGCCGTCCGCCAGCGTGGGCTTCATCGTGGTGCCAGGCCTGATCTGCTGGACCATCAGGCTGCGCAGCTTGTCCCGCTCCTCAGCCACCCTGGCCAGCAGCGCCGACACCAGCAGTAGCTGCCTGGCCAGGTCATCGCTGGCTATCCGTTGCTCATCCTCCTGCGCCATGGCGCGCCTCACTCCCAGCTCTGTTGTGTAGACCTCATGGGGCGCGCAGATGTTGGCCCCTGCGCGCGGGTTCAGACAGCCCTGGATGACGCACAGGGATGCCAGGGATGTGGTCAGGGGCGCGTGGCGCGCTCCAGAGCGATTGCCTCCCATACGCTCTGCGCCCTGTTCTGTAATGACTGCACCTGTGGCAGGCTCATGGGGGTGCCGTCGCGCAGCCCCTGAGCCGTCTGTGTGGCCACCCGCGCCAGGCGCTCCAGCTTTGCTGCTAGCTGGTTGCGCCTGGCGCCCCACTCCTCCAGCCGCGCCTGCTGGGCGCCCGTCATGGCCGTGCGATGAATGGCAGCGGCTGCTGGGCACTGTCCGTGCCACAGGCATGCTCACGGCTCTTGGCGCGCAGCACCGGGCGCAGCTTGCTGCCCTGGTCATCCACCACCAGCTGGCTGGCCAGCTGTAGCGGGAAGTGGACCGTAAAGCCACACTCTGGGCAGTCCGCCAGCAGTGTGTACTCACCCTGCTTGAGTGTCTGAGCCGTCATGGCGCGTCCCTTCTGAGTAGTTGGATGTGGGTCGCTCCTGTTGCGCCCCAACGCTTTCCGCCAGTCACATCACAGGCCTGTTTGTCATCAGCCCAGACCCCAGCCACCGTGAGCGCGTCAAACACCAGGCGCAGGCACTTGTCCAGGTCTGGGTACTGGGTATGCAGCTCTGGCGCGTCAGGGCGCAGCTGGTCTGAGTAGCGCCCCGTCCGGTAGTGGGCGCGTGGCCTGGGAAAGCTCAGGCGCACGCTGACCAGCACTGGGCCAGTCAGCGGCGCCTGCCCCCGCCAGGCAGCGACCAGGGCGCCCACCACCAGGTTGCGGTGCGCCACCACGGGGGCTGCGTACTTGGCACGTTCGTTCCCCTGGTCATCGCGCCACAGCGTCATGGAGCCCTGCGCGCGTGGCTTGCCTGGCACCACCACGGACAGCACCGGGGCCAGCGAGGAGGGCCACAGCAGCAGCTGGCCAGTCACTGCGCCTGCTCCTCACGGTGGCGCTGGATGGCTTTGATGATCGGCGCCATGCCTGCCTGAGGCTTGACCCAGGCCAGCTCACGCGCGCCACAGGTGCAGTCCACTCGATTGCGCCCCCTCACGTGGCGCAGCACTGGCCGATGGGGGTGCGAGCCCTGCAGCAGGGTGGCCACCTGCTCTGCCTTGTCAGCCGACCAGGGGGGCATCCGCGCGCGTTCAGCGGCCAGCTGCTCCTCAGTGAGCAGGCGCCCCTGGTCGCTCATGAGGCATCAGCTGCGGCAAGTGCTGCCAGCTCATCAGCCAGCTTGTCCAGGTTCACTGTGATGGCCGTAACCGGGAGGGCCAGCGCGCGCGCCAGGGCCACGATGACTGCAGGGCTGGCCAGGCGCCTGTCCCGCTCAATCTTGGACACGTACGCCTTGGTTATCCCCACTTCATCGGCCAGCTGCTGCTGAGTAATTCCGCGCGCTTCCCTGATGGCCCTAACCGTTCCGCCCAGCAATCTCAGCCGCTGTGTGCTGTTCATAGGAGGCATGTGGGGAACCCTAGGGACATGCATGGGCAGTGTCTAGGGCCAATGGGCAATTCCTGGGAAGTAGACACGGATGGCGGAATTCGGCCGCCTCTAGGGTGTTTCTTAGTGCCGTGTCCTTTGGTGTCCTGGCATGCTTGTCGCTATGAAGCACAACCACGCCTTAGCCGTTCAGATCAGAGACGCGCGCCTGGCGGCAGGCCTTAGTCAGCAGCAGCTAGCGGATGCCTTAGGCATCAATCTGAGGACAGCAGGGCAGTGGGAGCGCGCCGGGGCCGTACCCGCCTTAAGAGTGGCCAAGCTGCGGCAAGTGCTGCCAGCCTTAGCTGGCGCGATTGCAGAGGCAGCAGCCGACGGCTGGGAGGCTGAGGCTGGCGCGACTGATGCTCAGCGTTTCGCCAAAGTCGTGCCACTCAGTGAGGCGCCCCTAGCCAAGCTGCACCGACTTAGGCGCGAGCTGTCGCGCATCTCTTTGGAAATGGATGAGTGCCTGGCTGAGCTGGAGCGCGGCAAGTCTTAGAACGTCATAAGCCCAACTGCTGCCAGCAGCTGTCAGGCTCATAACGTTTTCCTGTAGACTGCGTGTCATGACACACACACTGACAGCCCACCCAGACCCTGCCATCATCTACCTGCGTCAGTCGCTGGACCGGACAGGCCAGCGCCTCGCCGTTGCCAGGCAGCTGGAAGCTAACCAAAGCCTTTGCGCTGCTAGGGGTATCCCTGTCCTGGAGGTTATTGAGGACAATGACGTGAGCGCCAGCAGCAGGAAGCGGCGCCCAGGCTTTGAACGCCTGGTGGGCATGATCACCAGCGGCCAGGTGCGCACCATCGTTGCCTATGCAGTGGACAGGCTCACGCGCACACTGCTGGACCTGGAGCGGCTGATAGACCTGGTGGAGCGCTATCAAGTCACAGTGGTCACGGTGTCCGGTGACCTGGACCTGTCCACTCCCGTTGGGCGCGCTGTGGCGCGCATCCTGGCCTCCATCGCGCGGCAGGAAGTAGAAGTGAAGGCAGCGCGCCAGCAGCTGCGCAACAAGCAGGCCCTGACCGATGGCATGCCCCTGGCTAGCGGCATGCGCACGGTGGGCTACGTAGATGCTGCCCTGTCGGCAGTCATCCCCAATGAGGTCACGCTGATTCAAGAGGGCTATGCCCAGCTCCTGGCTGGCGCCAGCACCAGCAGCATCGCGCGCCTGTGGAATGCCCAGGGGCTGCGCACCAGCCGCAATGGGAAGTGGACAGCTTCAACGGTGAAGATCGCCCTGACCAATCCGCGCTATTCGGGTATCAGCGCCTATCGGGAGAATAGGCAAACGAAGCAAGTAATGGGCACCGGACGATGGACGGCCATTATTGACATGGATACCTGGGAGGCTGCGCAGTCCATTCTGAATGACCCAGCGCGAAAGACCACCACAGGGCCAGCGCGTAAGTATCTGATGTCTGGAATGGCATTGTGTGCAGTGTGCGGTGAGCATTCTGTCTATTCCGCTCACGTCAGCGGGAAGCTGGTTTATCGCTGCCCCAAGCTGCACCTGTCCAGGCGCATTGAGCAGGTGGACGGCTATGTGCGAGAGGTGGTCGCTGAGTATCTGCGCCAGCCTGGTGGCCCTCAGCTGGCCGCTGACACCAGCGACGCCAAGGCGCTGCGCCAGGAGGCTGCAGCGGTGCGCGCCAGGCTGGACAGGCTCACGGCCATGTTCATGGATGACCGGATAACTGAGGCGCAGCTGGACAGGGGCACAGCGGATGCCAGGGCGCGCCTGGAGGCCATCAGCAACGCTCAGGCAGCCAACGCTGGCCTGGGTGCGCTGGCGCCCCTGCTGGCCGCTGTGGACCCTGGGCAGGCCTTCCTGGATGCGCCCCTGGATGTCCAACGCACATTGGTGGACATGCTTGTCACGGTGCGCCTGTCCTCGCTGGGCAGGGGCAAGGGCAGAGCCCCGTTCGATCCCAGCACCATCCAGCTGGACTGGAAGGTGAGCGAGGCCACAGCCGTTGCTGCGTAATGACTTACGGCTCAGCCCCGTCCCTTCTACGTACGTCCACACCACCCACTGAAAGGCTCAGAAGCAATGCGAACGGCTCAGCTCCTCCTCACAGCCGCTGCCATCGGCGCGGCAGCCATCACCCTGACTGCCTGTGGCTCACAGGCTGCGCCAGCCACCACCATGGCCAGCGACACCACCCACACATACACAGTCGGTCATGACATCAAAGCTGGCACCTACGTGGCCAACCAGCCGCTGGGCAAGGACTTCCGCTGTATGTGGGTGGTCAAGTCCCCAGAAGGCCTAGAGCTGGGGTCTGATGTCACCAAGGACAGCCACTTGGCCAAGCGTGTGCTGGTGCTGTCCGATGGCCAGGAAGTCATCACTGGCGGCTGTGGCACCTGGACCCTCACATGATGCGGATCTTGAGCCCCGACATGCCGCGCTACTGGTCTTGCGAATGTGGCGCCCGTAAGGGGCAGCCCTGCAGGTCCAGGACAGGCAGGCCCATCGCCTATCACGCATCGCGCGTCAATTCCGCAGTGCTGTGGCAGCGCTACGGCGCGCCGTCCGCAACGGAGGCCCCGTAACGGATATTGTGACGAAAGAGCCCCCGCTGAGCCCCCACTCAGCGGGGGCTCTTTGGGTTCCCAGGGTGCCTGGTGTTGGGGTCAAGGATGGCCAGCACCCTGTCCACCTTGCTGGCAATGTCCCTGAGCAGCTGCTCAGTCCCTGGCGGCAGATCGCGGCCAGCCGTGTCGCTCACGTCACTGTTCGCCATGGTGGGGGCGCCTCTTTCCCAGGGGCCGTAGGGCCAAGCGAGTGTGTGAAGTAGTGGGAAGTAAGTAAGAGTGCAAGGACGCACTGTGGCATCAGTAGCCCCATACGGAGACATTGAGGTGCTGGTAAGCGTTGCGGACCTGTTCGCCGCGCCCGTCCATCACCATGAAGCTAATTCCGCTCACGTTCAACGCCTCGTTGTTGAACAGGATGGAGCGGCCCAGGTCACGGATGCTGGCAAGGGACAGGGTGGCTGCCACCACCACAGTGGTGAAGCCCGTTGGCGCTACGCCCATCCCAAACCCATCCAGCCCGATCTGCCAGTTGTTGATGCAGACGTGACGCACCTTTGACCTGTCATAGGCTGCGCTACCAGCCCAGGGCGGTTGCCCGGGGAACAGGTCAGCCGGGCGAAGGTTGTCACCGATCCCAGCGATGATCGCGGCGCCGTCGCGTACCGGGTCGGTGGGCAGCGGCACCACATATCCGAACGGCGTTGTTCTAGTCATCGCGCTGCCCCGTTCCCCCCTGGTCGGATTCCGCGCGTTGCTCACGTTCGATCTGGTCGCGCAGCTGATCAGCAAAGGCTTGCATTGCGGGGTCTATTGGTGACACGTAGCCTACTGGCGGCCAGCCGTCGTCATCGCTCATTGTCAATTCACCTTTACACCAGACAGATCCACCCAGCGGATGCTGGGATGGAAGTCCTGCCATCTCCAGGCAGTGACAGGGTGCGGGGTGCTGGGCATGTCCTCCCATTTACAGGACACTCCAGCGGCTGTGGGCGCGCTGGTGATCATATCCAGCTGCCAGGCGCCGTCATGGCTGGTATAGGTGCCCCCTTCGACAAACAGGGGCACCTGAGCGCGCCCATCGACTGGGGACCAGGGTGGCAGGTTGGTGACCAGCACTGGGCAGCCGTTGCGCGTGGTGCCATCCAGCAGCGTCATCATGCGTGTCAGCTGGTCGCTGGTCATGGCATCGGACACCAGCGCATCCCAGGTGAGCCCAGAGATACGCCAGCCAGGTGAGCTGGTGCGCCCCAGGATGTTCGCAGCCAGTCTGGCTGCATCGGCTTGCGCGGCCAGCTGGGTGGAGACAGCAACGCGCCTGGTCCCCATCCTGGCCTCTAGCACAGGGTCAGCAGTGGTCACCACGCTGTCAGTCGGCGCAGGCTGGCCCTTGTCGTTCAGGGTCTGCTCACGCCAGGTCACAGCAACCCTGGTGGATACGTCCGCCACGTCCTGTACCCAGCGCACAGGGTCACGCGATAGATCACAGGCATCCAGGGTGACCTGGCCAGGCACGCTGTCCATCGGGCCGATGGTCACGATGCCGCTGGCGCCCTGGCTGAGCCCTGACAGCGCTGGCCGCTGGCCCAGTGCCTCCATGTCCAGGTAGGGGCCAGTGGTCAGGCTGGTGGCGCACCAGAGCACTGAATCAGCGGATATGGCCAGCTCCTGCAGCAGGGTGAGCGCGCCCTGCCTGTCCACATCACGCCAGGACACCTGCAGAGGCGCTGGGGCGCTGTCTATCTGGTATTTGATGGGTTGCCCTGACAGGGTGACGATGCGGGCAAACCTGGTGTCTAGGCGCTCAGCCAGCCAGGGCTCATCTCCCACATCCCTGTTGGCCAGCTCGCTGCGCTGGTCCTGCGCTGTGATGTCGATCAGCGTTGCGCCACTCCCAGTGTCAAAGCGCGCTTCCATGTCCGTGATGCGCCCTGAGAACACCAGGCCGCTGCGCTGGGTGCCCGCTCCTGGTGCTGTCAGCTTGACGTTATCCACAGCGAAGGTGGACAGGTCCAGCCAGCTGCGGCTGTCCAGGGCATTCCATGGGGTGCGGTCCAGCTCATTCCAGGCTGGCCCCGTAGGGCTGACCACCACGCGGATGCCCTGCCAGGCATCAGGGGTCGGCACGTACGTGACGGCAGCCCCGGTCACGTTCAGCGGGATGTCACTACGCTGCGCGCCTCGCTGCCAGGGCGCCAGGTAGTCCAGCGGATAGGCAGCCGCGCGCCAGCCTGTGTAGCCAGCGAAGGCAGCAGGCAGGGTCACCAGGACTGCAGCAGCCCAGCTCTGCCCAGCCTTGGGTCTGGGCACCGCATCCCAGGCCGCTGGGTTGCCCCCCTGAGACTCAGAAGGGCCAGGGGTGAAGTCCAGCACCACAGGCTGGGTGGCTTTGTCAGCGACCAGCTTGAGCGCCCCTGTGCCGCCCAGGCTGGCACTGCCGTTCTCAGCCACCAGGGGTGGCAATGGTGGGGCTGTGAATTGATGGTCCATCAGCACCACAGCGCCTGGCGCTGGGTAGACAGTCGCATCAGCGCGCACGGACAGGGTGCGCCCGATGCCCACCAGCTCCCTGAACGACTGGCCCCCCAACGCATCCAGCAGCGTCAACACACAGGTGGCTGGCGCTGGCTGGTCCAGGATGGTGGAGCGACCCCATTGCACGCGCAGCCCCGACAGCACCATCGGCGCCAGGCTGTCTACGTCCCTGCCGTCCGATAGCTGTACGCCATCGCACCAGACAGACACGGCAGGGGGGCGCATGCGCCCTGGCAGGGTCATCGCGCGCTCACCGTGACCCCATGCACCCTGCGCTCACGCTCCTGCAGCAGCGCCAGCACCCTGCGCGCGATGGCATCGCTGCTGTCCAGCCCTCCGCTCACGTTTATCTCATAGGTCACTGATCCCACATCCGCTGCCTGGCTTGGGGTTCCCAGGCGTAGTGGTGGATAAGCGGCTGGGCTGAAGCCAGGCGCGCGCAGCCCCATGAGCGCCATGGGGGCCACTGTCTGGGGCACTCCCGCTGCAGAGCGCGCGCCGACACTCCTGGGGATAGCGGCCACTGCGGCAGCTGCAGCGGCAGTGTTGGCTGTCACGTTGATGGTTGCTGTGTAGCTGCCCCGAGTGATGGCGTTGATGGCGCTCTGGGCTGGGCTGGTGTTGGCATCCACTGTGATGGTCAGGGTGCGTGACTGGGTGACCAGGGCTGTAATGGCCTGCTGCGCTGCAGTGGTGTTGGCCTGCACTGTCACTGGCGTGGTGCTGCGCTGGGTCTGGGTGAAGCCATTCGCAGTGCTGTTGGCCTGGCTGGGGTCTGCCGTCACGCTGACCGGCGCAGTGGTGCGCTTAGCGTTCACAAAGTCATTGACCGTGCCCTGCGCTGCCTGTGCGTTGGCGTCCACCTTCACCGTATTGCCCAGCTGCTGCTGCACCAGCTGGGTGAATGCGCCCTGAGCTGGCGCCACAGTCGCGGTGACAGTGACTGCCTTGGGGTCTATCTGCGCCTTCTGCAGGTCACTGACAGCCTGGTCTGCCTGTTGGTCCTGGGCTATCAGCTGGAATGTCTTGGGGTCTATCTGTGTGCCCTGAACGATGCCCAGCTTTGCGGCCAGGGTCGCTGCCTGGTCGGCGCTGAGCCCAGCACCTGTGGCCATCGTGATAAATGCCTGGTAGGCGCTGTCGGCAGCAGCGCTGGCCGCTGCCATGGCTGCGCTGGCATTGTTGCTGCCCCCAGCATTTTGGTAGGCAGCGACAGTGCTTGTTGCATAGGCAGTTTGGACCCTCACTAGCTGGTCATACAGGGATGAGCCCTCAGCGGTACTGGTCAGCGCTGCGGCATTCCAGGTGGTCAGCGCGTCAGTGTTGATGCCTCCCTTAGCGGCGCTGTCCTGGAAGGCGCTAGCAGTATTGCGCAGCGTGTCATTCAGCAGCTTGGCCGCATCGTCCATGGCTGGGGTGCGACCAGCGGCCAGGTCCATCTGCACGACAAAGAATTGAACCGCTGTCGATGCCTGGTCAGCGGCAGCCTTCACACTGTCCAGCGCTTGCTTGACTGCCGTCTGGGCTGCGGCTGCCTTGGCTGCCTCCAGCGACGCCTTGGCCTGCTCCTCCGCTGCCTTCTGTTGCGCTGCAGCAGCTTCCGCTGTGGCTGCGCTGCTCTGCTGTGTGGCCCCGGTGGCTGCCTGCTCCGCTGCCTGAAATGCCAGCTTCTGCTGCGCGTATTTCTCAGCCTGCTGGCCAGCGCCGGTCATAGCCAGTGCCGACACAGCCAGCTCTGGCCCCATCTCCCCCAGGGCAGCGTTGATGGCATCAATGGCCTGCTGGCTCAGCTTGCTCTGGTCGGTCATGAAGTTCATGGCATCGCCGTATGAAATGCCCTGGGAGACAAGGCCTTTGAATGCGTCGCTGTTTTCCAGGGTGGTGCGCTTTAGGTCATCGAAAGCTGAGGTTGCCTGGCCCCCGGTGCGTACCAACTCGTCACCCAGCGACTGCACAGCCGACTGAAAGTCAGCCGCGCGTTGCTTGGCTTCTGCCATGGTGCTGGTCAGCTCACCGATCAGCAGCATGCCTGCGCCCAGCAGCGCCCCGGCGCCCAGAACCTTGCCGATATTGCCCATCGCGCTCCTGAACCCATCCGCGGATGTGGTGGCGTTGCGCATGGATGTGGACAGGCTGGACAGCATCCCAGCAATGGGGCTGAATTTCCACAGCGCCATGCCAACGGCCACCGCCAGGATGGGGGTGGGTAGGTCCAGCACCCAGCCAGCAAAGGCAGCAAGGGGGCCAAGGATGGTGCTAATGGCAGGCGCCATGTCCCCCAGTGCTTTGCCCAGGCTGGACAGCGCGGGCAGCAGCGCAGAGCCCACATCAGCAATGCTGTTCTCCCATATGGCATTGAGCTGCTGCATCACGCTGGCGTAGCTGTCAGCCTCGCGCGCAGCCGCGCCCTGGCTGTCCGCTGACTGTTTGTAGATCAGCGCCAGGGTGGCCTGTTGGGTGGCAGCCTGTTTGGCTGCGCTGGTGCTGGTGTCCAGCCCCTCAGCCATAATCTCAGCGTCAATGGCTGCCTGGTTCAGGCTGATGCCGTAACGCTCGATAGGGTCACGCTCACCCTTGAGCGCCGATGACAGCGCGTCCACAGCCTCAGCTGTGGTGCCCCCGAACATGGCAGCCAGGTCAGCGCCTTTGGCGATAATCTCCTGGGTCTTGGGCGCCAGCTGATCCATGGCCACGCCAGCGTTCTTGAGCTGGCTACCAATCACGGTGGCCAGCTCCTGGTAGGCAGACTTACTGAGCCCCAACGACTGTGCAGCATCGGTGCTGAATTGCTTCACAGCATCGGCGCTGCCTTTGAAGACAGCTTCCACAGCGCCCGATGACTGCTGCAGCCTGCTGGCAGCATCCACAGCTGACTGCATGAAGGCGCCGACACCAGCAAAGGCAGCGGCTGCCTTGACCATGCTGGCCAGCTTGTCTGTGGTACTGCCTGCAGCGTCACCTACCTGGCGCAGCTCGCTGGCGCCCTGGGCAGCATCCACCAGCACACGGATGCTGAGACTGGCTGACCTGGATGCCATCTCACGCGCCCTTCCGTCGTTTGCGTTCTGCTGCTCTGGATTCCGCTGCGCGCTGTTCGTAGATGTCCACCACAGTGGCCAGCACATCGTCCCCCTGGTCCAGCCAGGTGGTCACCGGAATGCTGGTAGCCAGGCTCAGCTCTGTCAGGAATCGACCCCAGGTGCCGTCACCGTAGGGTCCAGCTCTGTCGGCTGCCCATCAGCTGACACGCAATCATCCAGGAAGGCCTCCCAGGGCTTGTCATAGAGCCCCAGGCGCCTGGAGGCATGCCACGCCAGGAAAGCCTCCCAGCGCGCAGTGTTCTCACTCATGGACCCCCACGGGGGGCGCTGGCGTTTGGCTGTGTCGTCGTACGCCACGTAATCCTTGGTGGTGGTGCGCACATCCCACTCATCACCGTTGGCCATCGTGATGTGGATGGCTAGCTGCTTCATCTCATGCCCCTTTCACGGTGCCCAGCACCTGGTCTGCATATTCCGCGTAGGCATCAGTGGTGAGGCTATCCAGCGCCCCTGTCAGGAAGTAGGTGGGCCTGTTGTGCCTGCTGCCGTAGTTGACGAAGCCTGCATAGCGCACAGTGCTGCCCACCTGGACCTGTACCCGGTCAGTCCCCAGCACCACGATGGACCCAGCCAGGCGCCCTGTGCGCCGGGGCGCGCGTCCCATGGCCGTTGCCACCAGCTGCTGGCCAGCGACCCTGTTGGGGGCGCTCTGGTCCAGCAGCTGGGTGGCAGCAGAGTGCAGGGTGCGCTCCAGCTGCTGCGCACCCTGCACTTCCACCTGGATGCCGGAAGCCATCAGGTGGCCGCGCCAGTGGCCCAGGCTGACCCACCCCAGTGCGCACTGCCACTGGCCAGGTTCACGCTCTGCCCAGTGGTCCAGGCAGCGGTGGGCTTTGCGCTTCCAGCGTCACCCACCACTGGATCAGCCTTGAGTGCTGCCAGGTTGGCTGGCAGCGTGGCGTTGCCAGGCTGGAATGACCCAGGGCTGCCAGCGGTGACCCCAGTAATGGCCACCGTGACTGGCGGGGTGGTGCCCCCGTAGGTGTAGACAGGCGCGCCCACCAGACTCCAGGTCACATCACTGTTCATGATGTCGCCATAGGCATCGGCGCCAAAGTCCAAGGGGTCCAGGATCAGTTGGCCCTTGGCACTGTTGCCCCCAGCAGTGTTGGGGGTGAACTCGAATGACTGTGTGCTGCCTGGATTCTGTTGGCTGAGGGCAAAGAGGCTGGCCGCGCCATCCTCCAGGTCCAGGTCCAGGTTGCCTGTCATCTCGTAGTCATAGCGCACGGTGCCAGCCTTGGTGGTGCCACACAGCATGGTCTTGCTGTCGCCCCTATCGGGTGACGCTGTGATGCGCAGCCCGTTGACTGCACAGCTGGCATCAATCTCGCTGCCAGTGGCCCCGATCTTGAGCACCCCAGGGCCAAACTTATTGACATCCGCTGTGGGCTGGGTCATCTCGCGTGTTCCTTTCATCGTTGCCTAATCAGGTCAGTCCATGTCAGCTCATATGCGGCCAGTACCGCTGTCTGGTCTGCAGTCCACATGTCTGCTGGCCTGGCAGTGACCATGCGGCCAACCAGGGCAGCCTGCGCCCTGGTCAGCAGGTCTGAAAGCTCCTGGTATTGAATGCGTTTGATGGTGTGGCCACTGCACAGCACCAGGGTCTGGTCACACTCATAGTCGTTGCCCTTGAATCGAAAGCGCAGCGTAGGGGGCGCGTAGTAGATGCATGGTGGGTTGATGTCCTTGGGGTCATCAAAGACGCGCAGCCCAGCACCCAGTAGCGCCTGGATGATGGGCTGCGCCGCACTGATGAGGATGGGCAGCGCAGTGGCCACAGGTGCGCTCACGCCACCCCCCACTGGGCTTTGTAGGGCTGCAGCGCAAAGAGCACAGGGTCCAGCCAGTCCTTGCTCACCCGCATGGCCACCCCATCAGCCGACCAGGCGCCTGTGATGCCAAAGGGGGCATCTTTGCGCCTGTACTGCTCCACCAGGGCAGTGATACAGGCATCGGTCGCCGGGTCAGGGATGGGCTCACCCTGGGCTGGGTCATCGAAGGCCAGCACCCAGTCCAGCTGATGGCGCACCAGGTCCATCACCACATAGGCCAGGCGCCCCAGCCGCGTCATGTCTGGGTCGGTGCTGTCCAGGTGCAGGATGCCTGCGGCAGCTTCGACAATGAATGCAGGGTCACCATCCCAGGGGTTGGGGTTGGTGCTCATGCCACTGCCCCTGGCTGCCAGGCCGTGCCGTCCCAGCTGAATACGAAGGTGCCCACCGTGATGCCCTGCCCGCTGGTCCAGGCAGTGGTGGGCGCGGCCACGTAGCCCAGAGGCCCTAGCTTGGCAGCGTTGGCCGCGTTCTGGGCAGTGACCGTGGGCTCAGCTGGGAACACACCCGCAGGCGCAGCTGCGCCCTTGTCCGGTCCAGGTGGTGTGGGGGGCGCGTAGATGCTGGGTGGGTAGCTCTGGTCAAAGTACCCAGGGCGCGTCATGTTTCAGCCTCCTGGCTCTGAGACTGGCTCTGCCGCTGGCTCTTTGGGGTCAGGGTCTGGCTCTGCGGCAGGCTCTGGCTCTGGGTCTGGGGCGCCATTCTCGTTGGGCTCAGCGCCGAACTCACCCAGCTCAGACTGTTCTCTGCTGTAGAAGGTCATGGCGCAATCACCACGATGCCCTCATTCTTGGCCGCTGGGGTGCCACTGGGGCCAGCCTCAGTGGTCGGGGGCTGATAGAAGCCATAGGAGGCTGCCACAGCCACCTGGCGCCCCAGCACGCTGGGCTCTACCGCCTGCAGCATGGGGAAGCGGTACACAGCAGCCTCAATGCCAGCGCCGTTGCCCATATACATAGTGGTGTCAGTGATCCCAGGCGTGATCACAGTACGGATGCCAGCCACGTCAGCCCCAAAGCTGCCAGCGCTGGATGTGCCGCTGGCGTTGGCAGGGTTCAGTGTGGGGAACAAAGGCCTGCCAGCCAGGTCGCTCACTGACCCCATGCGCGCCCACCCGAGTGGCCCCATGGCCAGCCAGCTGGGCAGCTCGTTGGTGGCTGTGAACACTGCAGCGCTGGCCGCATAGATGGCAGCCAGTACCTCACTGGCACTGGCACTGGCAGCCAGGGTGATCTTCTTTGTGGCCTTGGCAAGCTCTGCCACCGAAGCCTTCTCCAGGCCACGGCTCAGGCGCTTGTTCAGCTGGCCCACGATGATGTCAAGCGACCCAGCGACGAAGGTCTCCAGCTGAATACTGATGTTCAGGTAGTTGCCCAGGGTGGTGAGCTTGACTTCATCAGCGGTGACATCGAAATGCTTGCTGGGCAGCTCAGCCTTTTCTTTGCTGCCAGCCTGGGGGCCAGCCGCCGTGTCCAGGTAGGGGTCCACAATGCGTGGCCGCGACCAGCCCAGAGGGTTGGTCGCTGGGGATGGGTTCAGCGCCTGGAAGAGGGGCATTCCACCCCAGGCCAAGTCAATGACCGGTCCCTGCACAGGCGTGATGACCAGCCCTGGCATGCCACCAGCCGTGGCGACCGTGGCGCCGGATGAGGTGCCCATGTGTTCGGCCGCCCGGGTCTGCGCCTGCAGCACGGACTGGAAGCGCTCACGCGCCTGCCGATCGGCGCCCTGGTGCAGGCAGTCATAGAGGACTTCACCAGCGGTGCGGTACTGGAAGCCCTCACTGGGCAGCTGCTGCTGGCCGCTGAATGCGGCAATGCGCGCGGCTGTCTCAGCGTTCAGCTGGTAGTCCGTAGTGGTGAGCGTCAGCTGCTCATCAATGCCCCGGATGCGTTGCTGGATGTTGCCCAGCGCCTGGCGCTCGCTGTCCACCAGGTCACGCTGATTGTCTTCGTAGGCGCCTTGTTTGATGCCTTCGGCGCGGGCAATGAGCCCCTGGCGCTCCTGGATCAGCTTGGATGAGATGGCATCCATAGGCATGGGTAATTGGCCTTCCCTGTGATGGATGGGGTGCTGAGTTCATCCATGGGGGGCCAGTCATGCACAGGGGTGCCTGCCTACTGCTCAGGGGTGCCTGCTCCTGGGGTGCCACTTACCTGGTCAGATACTAGCTAGTCCGCATCCCACTTGGCTTGCTCTGCGGCAGCTTCCTGCACCCAGGCCAGTAGATCAGCGTCGGCGCGGTGCTGGGCTTCTGCGGCCACGTCCGCTGGCGTTGGTTCGCCAGCGTCCAGCTCAGCGGTGCGGATGCTGGCCACCCCAGCGCCTACATAGGCGCCCTGTGACACAGCGGCCACGTGATCCAGGATCACGCTGCGCCGGATGACAAGCGCCCCAGGCCTTTCCCTGCCAGGCTGGGGCACCAGGGAATAGAAGCCAACGGAGAATGCAGGGTGCGAGCCCTCCAGGATGTCCTTGGCCTTGTCGGCGCTGGACCTGTCTAGCCGGAAGGTGCCGACCAGCCCCTCTGCCGACTCAGCAAAGCCCTTGGCATAGCCCAGGCGCGCCTGCAGGGTCACGTCATGGTTATAGGTCAGGCTGACCCTGTTGGGCGCCCGTAGCGCCCTGTCAAAGGCGCCCCTGGTGAAGGCCTCCCTGTAACGAATCACCCCGCTGTCACGTAACTCCTCAATCGGCGCCTCGTGGTCATACGGCACCACCAGGCCAGTGACCGTAAGCCCATCGTCGGCAGTGTCGCGCAGCTCCAGCTCACTGACAGGCCATGCGCGGTAGTGCATTTCAGATACCGGCATTGCTGAACACCTCCCCAGAATCAGGCGCCGTGGTGGGCGCGTCGATATTGGACAGCCGCTCTGCTATCCGTACCTCAGGGATGGTCATGGCGCCCATGCCCACCATGGTCTGGTAGTAGCCGACACGCTCAGAGGGGCCAGGCTGGATGTAGCTGCTGGGGTCCAGCTCCAGGTCAGTGCCACCAGCGAGCACCCACCCTGAGAGGGCGCGCGTGATGAACCTTGACCCAGGGCGCAGCGTTGCGCGCCAGTGATAGTCAAACAGGCTCACCACATTGCTGTAGGTCATGGCATCGGCGCCGGATGGCAGGCTGACCAGGTAGGGGGGCACCCCCAGCAGGGTGGCAATCCGTGCCTCTGTGAATTTCTGCAGGTCAGCCAGCGCCATGTCTTTGGGGGGCACCTGCAGCACCTGCAGGTCCATGTCACTGTCAATGATGGCGGGGGCGCCAAACCTGTTGCGCGCGCTGGCTATCCATTGCGCCTTGAGCTGCTGCGCCTGCGCCGACCCCAGCCGGTACTTGCTTTTGAGCACAGCCCAGGGAACGCCACCGTTCTGGGCCAGCTCAGTGCCAAAGCGCATGAATGTCTGGGCAGCTAGCTGCCTTTCGCCAGCTGCCTCCAGTGGCCCATGCCCTCTGCAGTCACTGGGCCAGGACATGTAGCGAATGTGCAGGATGTCCTCTGTGGCATCCTCACCACCGATCATGTACCGGCGCACCCCATCCACCAGGTCCACTGACACGTAGGCAGGGTCCATCATCATGAAGGTGCGCGGGTAGGGGTAGTCATCCTGGTAGCGGCTGGTGCAGACAATGAATGCCTCACCGATGGCCTGGTAGCTCCACCACACCTGGCGGATGAACTCACCCCAGTGGCTGTAGACCTCAGGCTGGGGGTTGGCCACCCAGGGCAGCGGGGTCAGCCGCTGCAGCTGCCTGGTCATGAAGACAGGCATATCTGCCACAATGCGCGCATTGAGGTCTATGCAGGTCCATACGATGTCAGCGTTTCCACCCCAGCGCCCGCTGGTGGTGGTAGGGGTTGCCCATTCGACTGGCCAGCCAGCCCAGGCGCTGGCCTCCAGGGGTGGATCACTGGCTGGGTACATCACATGCTGTGCGCCGCCTGCATTGTCGGCAGTCGGCGCTGGGCCAACGGTGCCCACCGGGTCATTGGCGTTGGGGGCCACATCACTGCGCGGGGGCAGTGACTGGGGATCAGGTGGCCCCAGGCTGCGCGCTGAGGGCACCAGGATGCCTGAGGGCAGCTGCATGGGTTCCATAGATGCAAAGGGTAACGCTGGGGATGCAGGAAAGCGCCCCCCGCGTGGGTCAGGGGGGCGCCTCCTGTCTGTCATGACACCGTAAGGGGGGGGCCAGGTGTCATGACACGTTCAGCGTGGACGATAGCCCTTCACCCCAGCCAGCGCATCTGCCAGCGCGTCATATTCATGGGCAATGCGCCGATGCGCGGCCAGCCCTGCGCCGTCACGCTGCTGCTCATGACAGGTGGGGCACTTGGCATCAGTCTTCGGACGCTCGTCCGTCCGGTGATGGCGCCAGACATGGGCAACCATCGTGTTGCGTGGCACCGTGCCCTGGCAGACAGGGCAAGGGGTGAGCGCTGAACGCTTCTTGAGAGGCGCCAGGCGCGCGGTCAGCTTGGCAGGCTCTGGCACCTGGCCTGTCTCAGCCAGCAGCGCCTGCAGGTCCAGCACCAGCTTGCTGTGCCGCTCACACAGCTCCAGCACCTTGAGCGCTGGCCGCGACTCACCAGTGCAGGCGCCGACCGTAAAGGTATGCACCGCAGGCTCTTTGGTCTGCGCCTCCAGGAAGCATGAGTCACACCAATGGTTCATGGTCATTTCACGCATGGGCTATTCCTCACCAGCTTCGTAGGCACCGGGCAGGGGAGTGAAGAGGGGCAGGCCGTTCGCCACTCTCATGGGATTGACATGCTCAATGCAGTCGGCGCAGACGGGTCTACGGTCGCCCTCCACCACCACGGATGGCACGCGCTGTGCGGAGAATGCGAAGACTTTGCCACAGCCGAAACATGGACCGATCACTATCAGATAGCCCATGGGCGGGCCGCTGAGCTGCTCACCGGAATAGTCGTCGTCATCGGTGCTCACGGAGCCTCACTCCTCTGCAGTATCGGTGGTCAGCACTGACAGCACGCTCTGCAGCCTGATGACATCCCTGTCTGAGCCTGTCAGCCTGCCCAGGCCTTGGACCAGGTAGCCCTCTGGGTAGTCATAGTTACCTGAGAGTTGCGCGCCTGTGCTGGACAGCCAGCGCGCCCTGATGGTCTTGCACCGCTGACAGATCAGCTCAGAGCGGTAGGCATTGTCCTGCGGCAGCCAGCGCGCTGAGTATGGGCGCCAGCTGTGCCCAAAGTCTCTGCACTGGATGAATGCCAGGTCCATGCCCTTCACAGCGCGCTCTATCTCGCTGCCAGTCATCTTGGGGGGTGGTGCTGCTGTGCTGCGGCGTCTGGGTTTCGCCTTCGCTGCTGCCTGTGCCGCTGTCTTGCTCACTGCCATTGCTGAGCCACCTAACCAGTGAGAGTGGGGAGTGCTGGACCCTCATCTAATCACCGAATGTCCATACAGCCCCCCTAATACACACTGGGCGCATTGCGCCTTTCGCGCTCCACTGCGCCCACTGCCCATGCCGCTGCCCTGATGACATCCCAGCGCCCACTGGAAGCCACGCGCAGCCCAGCGGTGCCCTCCCCGACTCTGCAGGCCTTCACCTGGCTGTCCAGCTCTGGAGTCTCCGCATGCACCAGGCCGCGCCTGTTGACCACCTGGCGCAGCAGTGACAGGGCTGCGCGTGTGTCGCCGTAGCTCATGGGCACCACAGTGAGCGAGGCGCCCAGCTCCACCACAGGCGCGTCATCTGCCAGCGCAGTGCCCACCACCAGTGAGCTGCCAGGCCTGCTGGCAGAGTGCGCCGCTATCCAGTCGTAGGCCACGCGCCGATCACCGGGCAACACGTAGGCCTCCAGCGTGATGGTGCCGCTGGGGTTGCGGCCAGCTGCAGCGACGGCCACAGCGATGCCAGCAAAGTCCTCCACCGCAAAGACCACAGGGCCAACAGGGTCAGCGGGGCCAGCGAGCTGCGCCCAGGCGCCAGGGGTAAATAGGGCATCCCCAGGCAGTGTCTGCTCATTGTCGGCGCGCTCTGGCCACTGGTTCAGGTACTGGCCCCGGAAGGTGGCAATAGGGTCCTCCTCATTCAGCGCACTGGAGCGTGAGGACAGGGCGCGCTGCAGGGCGCGCTCCACTGTCTGCTCACGCTGCGCCGTCCAGTGGGGGCTGGCCATCCTCCAGCCCTGCCTATCGCTCAGCTCTAGGTAGCGCGGGGTGCTCCACTCCAGCAGCAGGATGGAGCCCCCCAGCAGCGCCGTGGCGCGCCTGTCGATGAACAGGGATGTGGCCCTGGGGTGCGCAGAGGACAAGAGCCCCAGCTGCGGCCAGGTGCGCTCAATCTGGGTGGGCTCAATGCCATCCTCGACAATGGCTGCGCGCAGCGCCCAGACCTCATCTATCAACGCCAGGCCAGCGCTCCAGCCGTAAGGCGTGTCCTTGCTGAACACTCGCCAGCGGCTGCCGTCAGGCGCCTCCACTCGTTTCTGGCCTGCCTGCTCTGAGGATTTCCAGCCCTCATCTTTGCGACTCTTGGCCCAGGCACGCGCGTAGCCCTGTACCTCATCCCCTGTCTGCAGCTTGTCAGCCACGTGCATAACCAGCTGGGCGCCGTCATCGAACAGGGGCGCGTGCTGGATGCGCCACATGGCCAGCTCACTCATCAGCCAGGACTTGCCACCCTGGCGCGATAAAGTCAGCAGCCATTCCCTCCAGCACAGTGCGCCATTCCTGTCATGCTCCAGAATGCGTGCGGCGGCCAATTGTTGCCACCAGCGGAGCGCCTTTCCGCGCCTTTCCTCCGCCATTGTTGCCAATTTTGCGCCATAGCTGCCAATTGCGTCAGGGTGCGGATATGACATATACCGTGGCCATATTGCATTATCGGGAATTGAATTAGCCAATTCCCGCGTCCATTCGCAGCGCTGCCACACGGACGACAACCCTTGCGCCACAAGCACTTTCGGGTCCGCGGGAGAGGGCGTAGCGAGCAC